CCGCTTGGTCCCCGTTAAGGACCACACTTCAGGTAACTCCGCCAGCGGTTCTGAAGTTAAACGATGCTTCCATTGCTCCAGAGCAATGCGAATCATCAAGGAAACGGTCCACAATGGTTTACTCCAAGTCCGGGTCCGGTACGGCTTGCCGTACTGCGAATTGCCAGACTGTGAATTAGTGGAACTAGGACGTTTCCTCTCCTTCCTTTTGCTACAGGGTAAGGTGCGGACCTCTGTAGCCTTTCCCCGACGCCAGGTCAGGGGGAAAGACGGCCTTTGCAGCTTACAAAGGCTACGACGTCATGAGCGGTGGGAACTGGCGCATTCTCTCGCTTCAATTAAGAGGAACCTGCCCGCAGGTTGCTCACGTCATACACCGTCGTGTCAGCAGTCGTGGGAAGCTGCTGTCACCTCACAACCTCCTCCCCCATCCGACGAGTATCTCCGGTTTGTCCGGAGCGAGGTTACTCGTATCTTTCCTTCGTTTTGGGATAGAGACTATGGTCGCTTTGTCGGTGACCATCTACCCAATTCGTCCGCTCGTCTTATCCCCAAGACTCGTGGAGACCTGCTCTGGGCAGGTCGAAGGTCAGAGTTCTTGAACAAGTGTTTGACCGAGACAGAAGTGTCTCCCGAGATCAAAGCTCGTTACAAAGAAGTCATGTCAGCAGGAAAGCGGAGGCCGCTGCTCATCCCGGATGAGCAGATCGATCTGCTTGGTCCCCTGCACAAGTGTATCTACGCCGCCTTGCGTAAATGTGACTGGCTTCTTTGCGGTCCTCCGACCGAAGAACGGATGACATCTGTCCTCACTGGGCGCTACCAGACCTCGGTCGATCTGGTTGCTGCAACTGACAACTTGCACCTCACGGTGACAAGGACCATCCTTGATGCTCTTTTCTTTACCTCTGTAAAGGTCCCCCGTAGCATACGCCGCCTAGCGTATGGCTCTCTTGCCCTTCTTTTTGAAGGTACGGGTGGTGCATCAAAAATGGTGTTGCATGGACAGATGATGGGAACCTACCTCTCTTTTCCTCTCCTTTGTGTCCACTCATACTGTGCTGCCCGTTGGGCAGCCCGTGATGAAGTGAACGCACGATTCCTAGTTAACGGTGATGACACTGTCATTTCGGCCGCTAGACCTATCGTTGCGATGGACTACCCCCATGGGTATCTCCTCAACGATCTGAAGACGATTCGTGCGGAGAATGTGTCGGAGATCAACTCGACGGCATTTCTCAGACGGGGGGGAAGATGGCGCGAAGTGCGGCATCTTAGGAGAGGGGGTGCCCCTACCAGCTACGACGGGATGATGCACATGGCCTCTGCCGTGTGTCGATCAGTAGCATGGTCCGATTCCTTTGTCAGGTCTCGGATTGGTAGGGCATGGGGGTTTCTACCTTCTCAGCTTGGGATGCCCGCGCTATCCCATGCTTCTTTCAAGAGAGAGAAGACGCTCGGAGCTTCGCGACACTTCACGAAGTTGCCCTCACCACCCTTGGTGAGTTCTGAGCGTCTGATGGTTGTCCGAGGTAGGCAACCAACACCCTTGGAGAGTGAGGTCGTCAGATCTATACTCTGGGAAGAGGGTCGTGAAGGTAGAAAGAGAGACGTATTTTGCCCGTCCATCGGTGAAATACGTCGGACTTACTCTTATCGGAACATTCCGATACGCTCGTATACCACATTCGTCGGTGGTATATTAGCTGCGCGGCTGCGCAGAGTCTCAGCCGAGGTGAGCATAGTTCCCCGTGACTATGTCTCACCTGAGGAAGCGAGAGGGCTGGATGAGCTGGATCTTTGGCGCGACGCCTTTGATTCGCTGGCATTCAGTGAATAGTTCCATTGGAACACACCGTTTCTGGTGGTCCTTACTGGAACCTGGTGGGAAACTCCGACGAAAGTCGTTGTTTTGCCAAGAATATCCTGACCAAGTGGTTGTGGTGCCCTAGGGCTGAAGCCACATTAACCGGTTGCGGACCGGCCGCGAGTACCCTATCGTAGGGGTACCAGGACAATAGAAAGGGGAAAAGTAGGAGGGATGTGTGTCCAGCACACATAGGGGGACCTGCCCGC